AGTTTCAGTTTAGGAAGTGACCATGAGAAGTTGAACTTGGATTTGATGGTTTCAATTGCATTGTGGACAACATTTTTCACACTGTCAAAAATGCTTGAAAACTTGTCTTTGATGGCATTCAACTTTCCACCGGTTAGATTATTGATGAAATCAAATCCTGCGGTGAAGTAACCCTTCACACCTTCAATTGCAGCTGATGCAATTCCTTTGATTCCACCACCATTTTCTTCAAATGCTTGTTTCATATTTGACAATTTTTCAGAAACAACATCTTTTGCAGATTGCATCACATTTGACATTGTGTCCTTCACTGCATTGAACTTTTCTGAAATGTTGTCCTTGATGTTTCCACCAATTTCAACCGCCTTGTCTTTCAACGCAGAAAACTTTTCTGAAACTTTGTCTTTGATATTGCCCCAAAGTTCACCTGCTTTGTCCTTCAATGCAGAAAACTTTTCAACAACACCATCTTTCAAATCACCTGCTTTTTCCTTTACTGTTTGCCATCCACCTTTCAAGGTTTCACCAAAGTTGGTGATTTTTTCCCATGCACCCTTGACAAAATCAACAACACCACCAATGACAGTTTTGATGCCTTCAAGACAAGGTTGAAGAATTGCAACAATAGTGTTCACAATAGCGGTGATGACTGTAATCAATGGGGGCAAGATTACATTTAACAACTGCACCAAAGGTTCAAGCAAAATCAACAGAACATCAATGATGGGTTGTAACAATCCCAAAATGGGTTCAAGTAATGGCAAAAGCGGTTCAATCAAACTAATCAGCAATGGCAAAATCATTTCCACAATCTGCACAATTGGGGGCAATAACATTGTCAACAGATTAGTGATGACCGGTAAAATTGCATTGACAATATTAGTCAATGGGGGCAATAGGGTTTCAATCAAACCAATCAGGATTGGGAAGATTTGTTCAACCAAATCCATCAATGGGGGCAACATTGAATCAAGCATTGTTGTCAAGACCGGACCTATTCTTTCAATCAAACCTTGAATTGTAGGCATTGCCTTTTGTATATAGTCAGAAACTTTTGTGACAATAGGCATCAATGCACCACCCAATTGTGTGATAATTGACTGAAACGCCCTTTTGGTTTGGTCAAGTGAATCAGTCAGTTCAACACCATTGTCAATCAGTTCATCATCAAGAACAAGACCAAGTTCATGTGCCTGTTGTTTCATTTCTTCGATAGAACCGGATGCACCATTCAGCAATGGCATCAACTCTGTTCCGGACCTTCCAAACAATTCTGTTGCAAGTCTTGCCTTTTCGGTCTGATTGTCCATGCCTTGCAGTGCAGCCATTGTTTCCCACATGACTTCTTCCTGTGACCTTAACTTTCCGGAAGAATCTGTGACAGAAACACCAAGTCTGTTGAATTGTTCCACATTGGTTGCAGTTCCTGATGCTGCACCATCCATTGCGGTTGTCAGTGACTTAATACCCATTTGCAAGGTTTCAACAGATGTTCCACTTTGCGAACAGATGAAATCAAGTTCCTGAAAAGCAGTTCTTGAAATACCAATCTTCTGTGACAGTTTGTCAACTCTATCAGCAGAAGATGCGGATGATTCTGCAAACTTCACCAATCCACCAACCGCAACTGTTGCACCACCAACAATGGCAGTTCCCCATTTTGCAGCAGTGGAAATTCCTGATGTCAGTTTTTCACTGAATGAACTTGCTTTGTCAGAAGTTTCATCAATGGCAGAATTTGCATCAGAATTCTGAACTGCTATTGTTCCAAACAATTTGAATAGTTCCAAGATTTCAACCCCCTTTCTTATAAGTTTTCAGGTGTAAAATTATTCAAAATTGAAATTGTATCATTTACTGTTGTTTCAATATCATTCAATGACATTTGATGGTTTTCAGGTTGTGACTGCATTCCTTCTTTGAATTCATCAAAAGATGCCTGATATATCTTGTGAAGATAGAATTCCCAAGTCTTTTCTTCATCTATGATTTCATGCAATTCCTTGATAAAATCAAAGAACCTTCCAACCACCAACATTTGGTCAATAATCAAAAATGGACTTGCATATCTTTTGAATAGCAAGTCCATTGTTTTGATGAATCCTAATTGAACAATGCTGAAACAACCTTGATAAAATCCTTGAATTCCTCTTTCTTGCAGAAGTCAACAATCATCTGTGTAATTTCAGCAAGTTTGAAGGTCTTGATTTTATCAACAGTCAGTCCACTGACACTTGCAAGCAGTCCAAAAATATCATCTTCACAATCAGGAATGTGTGTGATGACAACAGTTGCAATTTCCAACATGACCTGAATTCCGGCAATGTCAGTCAGATTTTTGCTTGACTTTGATTTCAGTTCATTGACAAGGTTCAAAACACTGTCAGCCTGAAAGCATTTGCCAAATTCAGGAATACCAATTTTACCAATTATTTTGCACATAGGTGCAATGTCTGTTGCACCAAGTTCTCTGAATGTATAAAGTTTTTCTGAAACTGTTTCAGCAGCTTCAATGTTTGTATTTTCAGCCATGTTCAACCAATCCTTTCAATTAACCTTCTGCATTTTCACCTTCAACACTTGCCTGTTCAGGGGCATCAACAGGTGTTGGATAGTAAATATGATAAGGAAGTTTTGACAAATCTGCACCAATCTTCTGTGTGCATTCAAATGTGACTTTGACAACAGTTTTGTCCTTGTTCTTTCCTTCACCTTCAAAACCTGATGTGCAAAGTGCATTATCAAGAATGATGATGATGGGTGTTCCGTTTGTCTTTTTACCAACAAAGGCAACATTCCCAAAATAGTCACCTGCTTCAATGTTTGCCTTTGATTCAATCAGATTATATCCTTCAACACCACTGTCAACAATTTCACCAATGATTGTTGTTTTAAGAAGTTCAGGTGTAATTTCAACCAAATTGGTTTCAATCTTTGCAGATTCACCCTGTTTGAAGTCAAGACCCATAACCTTGACCAAAGCACCATCAACTTCAACTGTGATGACTTCCGGAACAATCGACACTTTGTTTCCACCTGATGTTGCACCAACAAGTGATTCTTTGATGTTCCACTTTTTTGTTTGTGCATCAAATTTCAGATTCTTGTGAATAGTGCCTGCACCAAGCAAGATTTCTTTTGGTGTTGCTTCGGTAACACCATGATTTGTGAATTCACTATACATAATATCATTGTCCTTTCCATACTTTTATTTGAAGTGTCACTTGACACTTTTTCAAATCATTTTCTTCAAGCGGTGTTGAAAACGAACCGCCAAATGATATTGACACCGCTGCACCGGATTCCATCACTGAAATCCCATGCTTGAAATGCTCTTTGATTTTTGTCCTTTCCTTTTTCAAAGAACTGACACTGTTTCCCCTTGCAAATCCGGTCAAAAAGAAAGTGAAAGGTTCTTCACCATCTTCTGTCACCGGTTCACCTTCTGTGTAATCACCGACCCAATAGGGGTATTTTGGGGGTGATTGTGTCATTCGTTCAAATTCATAGTTCAATCCAAGACTTTCCATCAATGAATTGATGACTGTCAACATTTCTTCCATATCAGTTCAACCCTTTCAACTTTTCTTCCATAGCGGTTTGAATTTTGGGTTTCAAGGTTTCCATTGCAGTGTGCAAGGCTCTGTTTGGTGTTTTTCCCTTTGTAAAATGACCATTTCCCATTTCATCAACATAGTACCAACCACCTTTTCTTCCATTGCCTTCAAGTGCATATTCACCTGTTCCAAATTCTTCCCAAATGGCATTTTCAAGTGCTGAACCAACAGAAACTTCAAGGTTTCCTTCATCAACTCTATAATCCCATGACCCCTTGGTTTGACCTGTTTTCACTCTTGAATTTCTTGCAGTTTGTGAAACAAATTCACCACCAATTTCATCAAGGAAGGCAAGAATTGAATCTTGGATTTCAGTTTTGACCTGAACCCTGTTATCTTCATATTGAATTTCAGACACTTTGACCACCTGTGTGTTTCAGATAGATTTCCAAGTGTTGATGCAAATTCATTGGGTCATCAATTACCATGATGTCATAGACAACACCTTCAATGACCATTCTTGCATTTTCACTTGTTGCATCAACTGTTGCATCCAACTCAACAGATGAAATTGAACTGTGAGCAAATGCAAAAGAATCCCAAACCCACTTTCCGGACAATCCCCGGAAGGATTGGAAATCACAAAGGAACAAATGTGTTGACTGTTGAATTTTCGCATTGTATGGGGTATATTTTGAATCCCCTGACGAATAATCAAGCCACCCTTTTGCGGATGCTACATCAACCCATTGTCCTTCCCTGATTCCTTGTGCATTTTTTTCACCTGCATCATATACCTGAAACACTGCCATTGTATTTCCACCAATCATTTTCAAAACCTTGCCTTTGTGTATGGTTTCAAAAATCCAAGAAGGGTTGTTGGATAACCCATCAATTGGTTGTTTGCATCTTGTGCAAAATAGGTCACTGAATGTCTTGAAAGTGTTTCTGATTGAATTCCTACCTTTGACCGGTTCTGAACTTCCCAAATCATCAGGTTGATGACACCTTCAACCACCGCATCCGGATATTCAACTTTTGTGACCATGTTCATTTCTGAATCAATCAAGTCTTTGTCCAATGCAATTGTGTCATTGATGTTGTCAATATCAGTGATGACATACAATCCATCATTGATTGATTCACCAATCTGAACTGTATCACCAACCTTCAAAAGATTGAAAGTGTCCTGCAAAACCGCATCAGAAGAAGGTGCATAAAAACGAATTGACCGATTTTGAAAATTGTTGTTGGTGTATGCTCTGATAAGACCTTCAATTGCATTCAGTTTTCTTTTCAGAACACTTTCAGACAATCCATTGAATTCAGGCATATTCATCAATTCTTCAACATTGATTATCAAACAGATGCACCCCTTTCATTATGAAATCAAAGACCCACCACCATTGCCGGTGATGGGTCTAATTTCTTAACCCTGTGCAGCTTCCGCAAACTTTGCAATGACAACTTTTGCAGCATTTGTGAGTGCAACACCATAATATTTGCAAGCGGTGATGTCTGTCTGCTGCTTTTTAGGAAACCATTCTGCATCAATGGAAGTGTCCTTCTTTAAGAAGATTGTGAGTGCAGGAAGTTCATCTTCTGTGTATTCTGTTTCAGCAGAATCCGGTTCAAGTTTGATAACAGGGTTCATGTAAACACCTTCATCAAGAATAACTTTCTTGGACTTCTTAATCCAACAACCGGCAATCTTACCGATAGAACCACGAACCGCAACACCTGCTTCAAATTTATCAGCAGAAATGAAGTCAGGGTCAACAAGCAACTGTGCTTCCTGTTTAGGATGAATGAACATCACCTTGTCAATTCCATCTTCTTCATCTTCAAACTTTGTGACTGCACCGACAATTCCGGCATAACCAATCACATCACCTGTGCCATCATACTCATTTTTGGATGTGTATGCTGCATCAATAAGGTCATTGTCAACCTTGCCAACAATAGCCTTTGCCAACTGATGTTCAGCCTGACCAATAGGATTGCCAAGACCACTGTTGACTGCTTCCTGTGTGATACCAACTGCCTTCATTGCCTTCTTAATGGTGAATTCAGTGGAAGATGCGGTCAACTGCGAAAGACCAACTTCTGCACCTTCTGCAACATCTTCTGCATCACCAATATAGTTCCAACAAGGAACTGTCTTTGTGTCACCGGGAACACCAACAAGGGTTGTGTCAACCTTTGCATAAGGTGTCAGTTTCGCAAGGGCTTCAACCTTTGCTTCAATCATTGCACCCATAACTTCCGGGTTAATCATGTTTTTCATCATTGTTACTGCCATAATAAATCACCTTTACCTTTCAAATTTTTCTTTTAAGAATTCATTACTTCCCTGAATAAATCAGGATTTTCAGCAAAAATCTTCTGCCTTTCCGCATAAGGTTTTGACAGAAGGTCTTTTTTGGTCATACCTTCATGACCATCATCAGAACCCGGAAGTTTGTTTTCATCAATCTTCTTTTTGGATTCAGATGTGAAATGTTGGGGGAACTGTGTTTTCAGTGCTGCAATGGTGTCATCAATACCTTTGATTTTGCCATCATCACCAAGTGCCACTTCACCCTTTTCCTTGATTTTGAATGCAAGATAATCAACATCAGTCACATTTGCTTCAAGCAAAGCAACCTTCAAAGCAGATTCAATTCTTGTCTGTTGCAATTCCTGTTCCAAGTTCTGAATCTTGCCTTCATATTCAGTGATTTTCTGTTGAAGTCCTTCATTGCCGGCATTGCTTTTCTTCAACTGTTCAATCAACTGTGTTGATTCAGCATCTTTCTTGGTGAGATTATCAAAATCACCTTTCAATTTGCCATATCTGATGTCAAGGTTTTCTTCTGTTGCGGTGAAAATCTTATTCTGTTTCATTTCACCAATGACAGATTCAACATCTTCATCAGACAAACCCTTTGCCTTCAAAATTTCCTGTAATGTCATGGTCTAAATACCACCTTTCAAAAATATGATTTTTACAAGTTACATCTTGCCTTTTGAATGCTCTGTTTTACTTCTGACTTTTGAAGAAGGTATGAAAAAAGCACCCTTTGTTGGATGCTCAAATCAAACTATTGTTTGGTTGCTTTCAAATACTGTGATTTGAAATCTTCAAATCCGGTGCATTTGATAAATCCACCTTGTTCATTGTTCCATTTCTGATATGATTCTTCATCTTTGACCGCCCATCTTGCCCTTTGCAGAACTGCACATCTGCAATGACAATCCATGTATGGGTCACCAAAACCGCCCGGATAAGGTGCAGAATAACCATCAATTGTGAAATCTTCATCAATTTCAACAATTTGACCATCAAGAAGTCTGTGTTCTTCTCTTGTTGCACCATCAAGTGTTGCATCCCATTGTTTTACAATGTCAGCAC